GTGTTACAGACGATTTTGTAGATTATATTTCAAAACATTGCAATGCAATAATTGTAGCCCATTCCGAGGATATGCTTACTTCAAAGTTTTCAAAATTAATCGACCGATTTCCTGAAGACACTTTTGAAAAAGCATATAAATTTACCTACTAACCTACAGTAGTAGCGGGAAGTTCAGGCCCAAATTTAGATATAAACGCTTGTCGGTTATCGTCAAATGTTCCTGATGGATTCCCACCAGATTTATGCCGCAGAAGAATTGGAGCAGTCACATTTATAAATCCTTTTCTAAAAGCTTGGTATGTATAGAAAATATCATAGAAATGCCACCCGCTTGGGAATGAACTCGGCTTTTTAAGCTGTATAGAATTTAAGAGTGCTCCTGTCGCGGCTAAGAATACACCATCTAAAACTACAGTTCGAGCGTATCTTCCGTACATATCCAAAGACATAGTTTCAAGATTTTTACCATGAAATACTGCTCCTGATAAGTGGTTTGTTGGATGACCTGGGGTGTGGGTTGGTCCGTAATTTCCCCACCACACACAATGAGCGGGTAAAGATTTACTGCCTGCAACTCCTAAAAATCCAGATTTAGGATGGTTGAAATGTAAATCTAAAACCCTATTAAATGAGTCTACGTCATTAAGAATTTGAATATCATCATGGCACATGATAACATGGTCAGTTGCGAGAATANCAAAGTCTTTAACCGCATCTGAGTAAGCATCAAAGATTGACGATTTCCCAATCAAAACCTTAACATCAAATCCTGCNCCGGTTAGGTACTTTTTTAAATCTTCTAAAGTTTCTGATTCTCCAGTGCGAGAAGGTATAAATGCGTATTTTTCCATACTATATAAAAGTAACAGGACTATAATAAATTACATGACAAATGAAGAAATTTTAAAAGAATTTAATAAATGTGCGGAGGACCCAATCTATTTTATTAATAACTATATTAAAATTATCCATCCTTTGAAAGGACAAATCCCATTTGATTTGTATAAATTTCAAAAACGGATTGTTAGTGAAATTGATAGCAATCGATTCAATGTCATTAAAAAGTTTAGGCAGGCCGGAGTTACGACCATTATGTGTGCTTATTCCCTTTGGTTTATAATCTTTCAAGAGAAAAAGAATGTCATGGTAGTGTCTATTGGGGACCGTGAATCCACTGCATTCTTGGCTCGCGTGGTAGACATGTATGAGCAACTCCCCCCTTGGCTACAGCCTGGTGTGCGGGAGAGAAACAAGCATAACTTAGTTCTGCAAACCGCAAGCAGAATCAGGTCGCAACCCGCAGGTGCAGGTAGAGGTGAATCCGTGTCGTTGCTTGTTGTAGATGAAGCCGCATTCATCCCAGACATGGCTGAATTTTGGGCAGCTATGTATCCTACCCTATCCACGGGGGGTGACGCTGTCCTGTTATCGACTGTTAATGGGATGTCCAACTTATACTATGAAATCTATAAGGGAGCCGAGAGAGGGGAAAACACTTTTAATATTATCGATATCTTTTGGAGAGAACATCCTGAATACACTGAAGAATGGGCAAAGGAGATGAAACCAGCTCTTGGGGATAGAATGTGGAGCCAGGAGTATGAGTGCGATTTCCTAGGAACGGGAGATACCTTTATTAATGCCGACACTCTTCGGAGAATGACAGATAATACTAACTCTAAATTCTCATCACGATATAACAACAGATTAAGGGTATTTAAAGAGCCAGACCAGTTTCACAACTATGTTATTGCGGTGGACGCATCATTCGGTAGGGAACAAGATTACTCAGCGTTTCATGTTTTGAATATGTATAATGGGGAACAGGCGGCAGAATTTTATTCCAATAACGTTTCTTTAAAATCCTTTGCGAAAATCATACATGATGAGGCAACGAAGTACAACCTAGGGCATGTTGTAGTCGAACGAAATGGACTAGGGTTGGCTCTAATCGAAGAGTTGTGGGATGAATTAGAATATGAAAACATGTGGTGCGACGATAAAGGAGAAATCGGACTACTCGTCACCTTAAAAAACAGAGATACAATTTTAAGTGTTTTAGAAGAAGGACTGCGAACCTCCAAATACAAAATTAATTCAGAGAGAACAGTACATGAATTGCAGACATTTATTATTACAGAAACAGGTAAAATGGAAGCGGATGAAGGGTACCATGACGACCTAGTCATGAGTTTAGCGATTGGCATGTATACATGTAATCAAATTTTTCTAAAGAGCCCTATTGCGATAGAGACTCTAAAAGAGGACAAGAGCACAAAAACAGTGGCTGACCCAATCGGGAAGTCTAAATATAGTGACTTTAGTTCTAAAGCCAAACTTAAGGAATATATGAAATGGGTTCTGAGAGAATAGATAACGACGACGATAAATTATTAGAAGAGTCTGGATTCACTGAATTCCCCGAAGCTACAAGGTTCGGTGGGGATTCTTTTGGAAATGGCAGGTTTTTTGCATTTTTTAGCAAAGTATTTGGACGTAAGAAAAAAGGACGACCAAAACTCCAACCGCCTCTAACAGGAGATGCTCAGGACGCCAAAGGTGGTGACCTCATGCCTCCAGGGGATGGTGCGCACGGTGGGGGTATGGGTATTGGAGTAGCTAAAGGATTTCTTAAGCTGCCTAAAATCGAACATGCGCGAAGAACTAGACATCGCAAATACGAACTAATGGATGATTATCCTGAGATTGGTGCGGCTTTAGATATCTATTCAGACGATTCAACATTAAAAAATGAAGATGGAACACCGTTTGTTGTTGAAACAGAGGATGAAATTGTAAAGGAGGCTCTCGAGAAGTTTATCGATAAAATCGATTTAGAAACTCATATTTGGGATATTACTAGAAATGTTGCCAAATATGGGGATTGTTTCGTTGAAAATATTGTAGACTTAAATAACTCCGAAGCGGGAATTCAGAGGTTAAAGATTCTTAACCCTAACTTCATGTACAGGGTTGAGGATACTTATGGATACTTGAAAAAGTTTTATCAGGAAATCCCAAAGCCTGGCGATTCGCCCGCGGGAAGGCCCCCCATGGATTCAATGGGTATGCACGGGACGGGAAATACAAACGATAAAATTATCACACTTGATAAAAACCAGATTATCCATTTCAGACGGCACACCTCTGATGCCAATTATTATCCCTATGGAAAATCAATCTTAGCTCCTGCTATTCAGGCGTGGAATGCTTTGAAGATGATGGAGGACGCAATGCTTATCTACAGATTGCAAAGAGCTCCTGAACGAAGAGCGTTTTATATCGAGACCGGTTCTATCCCACAAAGCAAGGTTGAAAACTTCATGGAGCGGATTAAGCAGAAGTTTAAGAAAGAGAAGTTTTGGAACCCAGACACTGGTTCGATTGATGAGAGATACAATCCATTGTCCGCCGATGAGGATTTCTTCATCCCTACTAGGAATGGGCAAGGTACGAAAGTAGAGACGTTGCCTGGCGCTCAAAATCTCGGTGATGTGGATGATGTTAAGTATTTCAGAGATAAGCTCCTGGCAGCATTGAAAGTTCCTAAAGACTTTATCGTAGAAAAGGAACAAGCCGGAGAACGAAAAGCCAACTTAAGCCAGCTAGATGTAAAATTCTCAAAGACGGTAATGAGGCTTCAAAGAGATATTGAGTCAGGTCTTAGAATTTTGTGCCAGCGGCACTTACAGTTAAAAGGCTTCCCTCCAACAATGTACAACAATTTTAGAATTTCTTTGTACCCGCCTTCTGATATGTTTTTGAAGCGCCGGCTAGAAACAGATGAGCAAAGACTAAGAATTGTACAAGCTGCCAAAGGGTTGATGCTCTTCTCCGATGAGTACATCTACCACACGTACTTCAACCTTTCGGATAAAGAGATTGCTGACATCAAAGAGCAGCTTAAAAAGGAGCAAGAGGAANTGGCAAAACAGCAAGAAGCTTTGGCTCCTCCGGCTCCTCCTATGGCTGGAGGAATGGCTCCTCCAGGAATGGAAGGTCAAGTACCCCCAGGAGAAGGGGGTGAAGTTCCCCCAGTTCCACCTGGCGGGGGTGGTCAATTTCCCCCTCCGGGTGGTACACCGCCACCTGGTCAATAAAAAACTTAAAAAAGTTCAAAAAAAATAACTTAAAGGGTGTATATACTATACATGCCTCGGTCATATGAATAATTTCAGCAAAAATTTAGACTCCTTTTTCGGCTCCAGAGACAAACACCTTACTAAAATAAATGAGGCTGTCGACTATCTAAGCCGGTCTACTCGTGAGAATCTCGCAATTCTTAATATTGATTCTGAAAAGAGCCAAATTTCTATGGTTTCGGAATCTGATAATTTAATTAATTGCCGATTTAACATTGTAGGGGGCACGGTACGGTTGGACCAATTCTCATCGGAAAAACTTTCCGAAGTTTTATCTGATACGTATATGGATTCCTACGCTTCAAATAAGGTGTCCGACTTCGTAAACTCCCTTCGAGAAAATAAATTTGAAAATGCCGATACAAATTTCTCCGACCTTCTAACAGCGTTTACTAACAGGAGTCAAGTAAGCGAGTATAGAGCGCAGGTAGGTAAAGCTAAGGAGTCATTAGACAAAAATATCTTCGAAACTGATAATGAGAAGTTTAGCCAACTTAAAGAGCTTACAGGGAATATCAAAAATGAAATAAACAATATTGAAGAATTTGATATGGATATTATTAATGCGTTGAAACTGAACAACGCGATGGCTAAAGCTTTTAATCTTCCAAAACAAGACCTTGAAACGCTACAAGAAGTAATTGTACCCCAAGATAGCAAGTCTTCTTTATACCAAATGATTTCTGAAAATGAATTGGTTCGGAAAGAAATTATAAACGCAAAAGGGAACCTGGCCGGAGCATGGCATAGTAACTCTGCGATTTCCGAGTTGGCATCATGTATTTATGAAAATGAAGACCTTGTTGGGGAAAAACTACTTACGGTTGTTGAGGAAATTCCTTATTTTGCGCTAGCTAGTAAACGTGAAATCCAAGAGGTTCTAGCGTCTACATATGAGGTTATCAACCCAGGTACAGTATCCACAAAAGATATCCGGCAGTATACATCTAAGCTATTTGAAGCTAAAAAGCCACTTAAAGAAGTTATCGTAGAAATGCTGAATATTAATTATGGTATCAATATTAACAACCTTAAGATGGTTCCGTCTTTCAAAACATTAGCTGAAACTCAATCTTCCCTCTTTACCCTCCTTTCTGAGCACCTCGAAAAGGGGGGTCTTTGCCAGAAAACTGCAAAAGAATTTGGCTCATACTTAAGGAACAAGAGCGGCGTCGGGGTATTGGATGTGTCTGATTTTGTAATGGAGTTGTTTAGCGACATCTCCCTTGAAGACGAAGATTTAACTCACTTCATGAAGCCTGTAAACTTGCAAGAGGCAATTAAAGACCTCATGAAAGGCAAGGACAAGGACGAAGATGAGCATAAGGAACGCAGTAACGATGATGAGGACGACCCTGTAGACGCTAAAAAATTAAAAGCGGTTGCTAAAAAAGCTAAGGACATCGCATCAAAACTAAAAGGTGAGGACCCTGAAAAAGATGATGATGGCGAAAAAGATGGAGATGATACTGAGGCGGACAAGGATGTTGACGGCGACGGTGATGTTGATAACGTAGACAAAAAGGTAACCGGCGAGAAGAAAGACATCAAAAAGGCTATGAAGGAAAAGCAAGCCAAGGACAAGAAAGGCGAGAAAGAAATAGAGGAAAGCAAATGGGAGAGTGGAATCGGTAAATATAGTGCTGAAAGAGTACAAGACTTCACACCCCCTACCAAGGAGGAAGTTGAGGCAGAGCGCAAAAGGAGAAAGAAAGCTGGCTTAAACCCGGATGGAAGTAAAAGAAAAAAGAAAGACTTGAAGGAACAAGCAGAGATGGAACAAGCAGAGATGGAACAAGGCCCTGCACCCGAAGAGGCTGGTATGGGAGAAGAGATTCCTTCAACAGGAGACGACTCCCCTGAAATGCCCGGCTTGTCTGACGATGAGATGACCGATTTGGTATCGGACTTAGAAACCATTTTCCAAGATATTGATTTCTCTAAAGGACAGGAAGTATCTCAAGAGGAACAAGCAGAGGAGGACGAAGCCATAGCTATGGAAGAAAAAGAATCTGAGCTAGCTCAAGCGCAACAAGACCTACAATCTGCCCAGGAAAAGGTGAACTCTATGATGGTTGACCCTGAAGGAAAAGTTACGGAAGCTAGTAAAGGCTATGATGAAGACGATGTAAAAACCGCCAAGCGTCAAGTTAGGCGGGATAACGAGGGAGAAGGATGGCTTCACTCAGATGAAGACCCTACTTTTAAAGCATCGCTAAAAGGTGAACTGGCTAGGGGAACAAAAGAAGGTGCGTATAAACGGCGTACAAAAAAGAAAACAGCAAAAAGGATTCCCAAAGCGGATTAAATAAGTTTACTCTATCTACAGAGCATTATTAAAAGATTTGAGGAGGAAACTGTTCTTCTAAGCGCTGGCGCAGTTGTTCCTCGGTCACAGGTTGCTGTCTCCCTGTCAGCTCCTCCTTAGGAATAAGTATTGCCACCGTATTTGGTGGAACCACGATGTACGTGGCACGGTCCGTTTTGGTGCTGCAGGAAAGTAAAGCTACTGCTGTTAAAAATATGGTGATGTATTTCATGTTTTCTTGGTCGGTTGCACTATTATTTAGTCTGGCTTACAAAGACAAAGAAAAAGTGAGGCAGCAGAAGAAGTACCAGAAGTTTAATTATCTTCATCCTCTAAGACGTATTCCTGTTTAAGCCAATTAAGCAGTGCGTCCACATGCTTGTCTCGGACAAGTGTAAGTTGGCTGATAATATTAGTTAAAGATTTTACGGAGTCCTCTGTAATCATGTTACTGTCCAACAGCTTTCGGAGGTTTAAAAGAACATCCGCATACTCAACGGCATCAAATTCCGTCAGCTGGTTAACTTTGTATTTCTTTTTTTTACGTTCCATGTTCGTCTACGGCGAAGTTTAAGGATTTGTAAGACTTAACCCGTTCTTTAGAGTGCTTTGAAAGGTAAGGGGCTTCATCTTTAAAATCAAAGATATATACCTTTCTCTTGGACTCATGGGTTCTTAATGCGCGCCCAAGAGCTTGCAAGGTGGCGATTTCCGATTTTAAGCCACGGGCATTAACTAAATGAGTTATTTCTGGAATATCAACGCCAGTTTGAAAAATTGTTGTAGCAATAAGAACTGAGGTCTCGGAATCAACAAATTCTTTAACAGTCGAGTTCCTTACAGATAAACCGTCCTTGCCCTCAAGTTTTAAAGAGTCTGGAATGAGCTCTTGTAATACTTTAGCATGGTTTAAGTCCTTTACCAAGATTAAAGTTTTCGAGGGCACTTTTTGTACTTTTGCAACAATAGAAGCAATTAAGCCATTCCGTAATTCATTTTCAGTAATAGCTTTACGGTATATATCAATATAAGAATCTCCTGCCTCAAAAGGAACCGAAGGTGCTGGAAGGATGTGTATTTTAGGTTTTGTTAAAAATCCCAAATCCACAAGTTCTGATGCGTCAACTTCAGTAACAACACTTCCTAAGGCTGAAATTAGATTAAGTTTAGCTATTTTATCTGAGGGAACTGTTGCTGTCATACCAATTCTGTAGGAGGCTTTAGGGAATGATTTTATAACCTTTGTAGAAAATTTTCCTTTAGAAAATTCATGAACTTCATCAAAGATTATAAACTCTGAATGTTTTAGGTGAGTATCAAGGACTTTATCAATAGATTGTACAGTACACAAGGTTATGGGTTTGATATCAACACCCTCACCAAAAGCTACCCCAACATCAAAACCATGCTTAGTAAGAAATTCATAAGTCTGATAAACTAACTGTTTCTTATTAAAAATCACCAGACCAATATGATTTTCTAAAGCTTTTAAAAGTCCCGCAAGAATTACTGTTTTACCTGAACCAGTAGGAGCTTGTAATATACAGCCTTTCTTCTTTAAAGCTTTTTCTATTAATATTTTTTGATAATCTCTATATTCAATTGAAGATAAAGAATAATCATTTATTAATATATCCTTTCTATTATCTTCTATTTTATATTTTAATCCTGCTATTGTTAAATCTTCCTTTATATATGATAGCAAACCGGAACCGAATTTTCCTGTCTTTTTTTCAAAGAATTTTTTAGTCCCGTCCCAACGTCCTTGTTTATAAGAGGATACGAATTTGTATCCGTCAACTTTTATTTTATATTTTTTTTCTAAAATATTTTTTAACTTCTCGTTGTTAGTTTCTAAAATTGACGTAAGATTATTAACAATTATCTTCATAGACGTACTATTATATACTGTCATTATAGTCCCTTATGACCAATTCTAATTATGTTTGGAAAAGATAAAGAAAAAAATATTGTCGATATAGCGAAAGATTTCGAAGTGAGTAGCCCTACACCAGAACCTGATAGCGGGGATTATAGACCTCCCGTGGCTGCTGATAGTTCTGTTCCAGAGGTTACCCATATTAAGGATGCTCTGGCGTCTCTCCTTGAAAACGTTGAAACTAAAGATACCTACGTGGAGTTCAACCTCCCTTCTATGGGTAAATTTTACAAAGGATACGATAAGGAAACCATAGGTGTTCGACCTTTAAAGTTCTCCGACGAAAAAAGAATCCAGCAATCAGCTGTTGGTGACAGAGCTTTAGATGCGTTGAACGCTGTATTAGCATCCTGTCTGAGAGGGCCAAACTTTATGGAATTAACCATTCCGGACAAACTTTATGCTTTGTATCGATTACGTCAGATTTCATACGGCTCTACGTACTCTTTCCCCCAGAAGTGTGAATCGTGCAAGAAAGAGAACGAAATTAATTACGAACTATCCTCGATGAAAGTGGACTACCTCGCGGGCAGCCCAGAGGAATTACTCACTGTTGTTCTCCCAGACTCTAAAAAGACCGCGGTCGTCAAATCTCTTAGGGTTAAGGATGAGGACAAGATGACCTCCATGAAGGATGTTATTCAAACTCTTCCTGATTGGATTGAGAGGATTGAGGAGCATAAGGACCCAAATATTATCTCCCTTTTTGTGGAGGGTACCACCGTAAGGGATGTAGCTGCTCTGCGCAAAGCAATCTATTCTCCCCCTTATGGTATGGATTCCGAGTATAATTTCTTCTGCCAAGATTGTGGGACAAAGAATGAAATGAATATTGGTATTAACGCAAATTTTTTCTTCACGAGCTAGAAGCACGCGTTGAGGGGCGTATTTTAGATGTGGAAGCCTACACCCTCGTGAAGCAGTTAAAATTTGATTACACCTCAGTCCAGCACATGTCTTCCCTTGACCGGAAGCATTTTCTACAGTTATATGGGAAGGAAATGAAACTTAGAAAAGAATCTATGGAATCCATGAAAAACAACCGCTACAGGAGGTAGATAAAATCGGCATAATGGTAACTAAAATTACTATATAAATTATGTCACCCCCCGCTTATTCTGTAACCGGCACTGTCGGGTCAGTCACCGGCGCCGATTTCCATGCCTCAGCTGATGATATCCATGTGTTCCGCCAGGAGCAAGATTGCGTAATTCATTACGAAGTAATCCAATACTCAAATACCCATCGGAAGAAAGCTTGGCCCCCGCTACCCTCAACAGCGTCAGGTCTTCATATTACTGTTGGCCACTCCGTCCACGGAACCTCCATTTTTACTTATCAGTCTGCGGGGAACCCGTGGGTATACCTGCAACAAACTTACCAATTCAGTGGTACGGGCGGGGGGACCACCAGCGGGTTGGGCCTTTCAGGTATGATATATTGCCCTGACAATTATGGGGTTCACCAAAGAGCGTATAAGCCAGGGGTTGATACCACCTACCGAAGTTGGATTGTGTATGACGACTTCATTCTCCCTTATACGAATCACAATATCATTGATGGCGCAGACGAGGGCGTCGCTGCTCAATTAGTTGTTCGAGCATTTATAAAAAGCATTGGGATTGGCGGAGCTGGTTTTAACATAAATGGAGATGGAACTCCCGCCAATCCGTATTGGAGATCCGACCTCGTGGTTTAGCGTGTAATGTGTAATACATTATGAAAATTAACAACATTACTGTAGTTCCTCGGAACAACCGTCCTACTGTTTTAGGTAAGACGGCGTTGGAACTGTATTACATTAAGGGTGGAGTGTACACTGACCCTTACCAAGTTTGCTCTGTTATTTTAGTCCCGGATACTGTTACGTCCAGCACGTACCATAAGACCATCACAAACGGGGACCCAGAGCGTTATTTGGATTATGAGTCTTCTAGCACACGTTATGGTAATGTCGCGTCAGGGGTTGTCTCTGCGGTTGACATGCGATGGCGTAATGTGGTGTCCGCGACACAGGAACATGTGTCTGACCCCGACGCGACAGAGTTTGAGACAGTTAATTACAAAGGGGATGTTAGTTCTGCAAGTGGGATTTTCAAAATTGGTGAGGGGCATTTCGCTGTTGTGCTTCAGCCTGAAGGTCTTTACGTATCATCCGAGTACTTGAATGACATCGAGTTTGCAAATTCCGGAACTGCGACTCAATCCGCGTCTGGGGTAGGAAAATATTATGATATCTGGGTAATTGTTGATAATGAAGGAGCTTCGCCAAAAGCTTACATTAATAAGGTAAGCTTGTTTAATGACACAATTATGGCTATGGCGGAGCCTTTAAGTTTTACTTCTAAAAATCAATTAGTTCAGAAATACGTAAATGTTGGGAGTAACGTAAAACTTAAGGTTAAGACAGAGATTTCGCTAATGGACAAAAATATCCCACTAGACATCCGAAGTATTTTTTCTGACTCGGTAATCCAATCCGCCGAGATAAAGATTCGTAAATACGATGAGAATGGAGGGGGATGGTCTCAGTTGCAAGATTGGTCCGATGTCGATTTCATCACATCAAGTGATACTATGTTATACGGGTACACCTTCTCAACTGTTGGGAGGTACGATGTTCAAGTCAAATATACCTTAATGGACGAGACTATCTATAGCGACAAATGGAATTTAGTTTGCCGATAAGGCTTGGGACACGAAAAAGCTAAAGTTCATTGCCCTAGTACTTTGTGATATATATTCGTACATCTTACTGGCGTCCTTAATGTCTATGTGGAACGCGTTCCAGTCCTTGTAATCTTCTGGAGGTTGCACTTGTTGGATGTTTGGCGTGTTTAACCTAAGCAAGAGATTACGAGCTTTTTCAGCTCCCACTTTCCCGGCGTCATCATTATCAAAACTTAGAATTATTTTGCGTCCTCGGAGTTCCCGAGCTTGGGTGTAGGACATCATGCTCCCCTGAATACACGTAGCGTTTAGCCCGTTCAGCTGTAATGTTATAGCATCTAGAGGACCTTCGGTCACTATTACGTAATCTAACATTTCGTTAAATGGGAATAGTATTTCACTAGACTTAACTCCATGCGTAGCCTTTCCTGGGTTAAGATACTTCATTCCGTATGAGGATAAGTTTCTGGCCTGAAAGTAAACCATATCACCTTTGTACTTATAAGGGATAATTAACCGGTTGACGTATTTGCCTTCCATTCCTACATAAAATGGGAAGTCTTGCAACCCACGAGTTATAACCATTTTAGATGCTACTCGTTCCGATAGGGAGTCTGAAATTAAAGCTGATGAAATATTCAGTTTTTTGAAGTTTTTAAACTCTTCGTCGATTTCAGACTGACTGTTTGAAATGCTTTCCTGTCGGACGGTCGACACGTCAAACAACGCTTCTGGGGAATCGAACAACTTCCGACCTACATACTTATGAGCTTCCTGTTCTGAGATTCCTTCAATGTGGGATATCAGCTGTGGGAAGTTACCGGTCTCTTTGGACTTGAAGTCTTGCCACAATCCCGTGGCCATGTTAATGGACATATGCTTCTTTTTATCCTCAACGAATATTGAGTCTACTAAGAATTCTTGATTATTTACTAAAAAAGATTCAAATTTCTCGTGTAAATATTCTTTAATAATACTGGATGGAATTTTCATATGTTTATAGATAAAGTATCTCCTAGTAAAATTAAAGTCTTCGATGAGTGTAAAGCGAAATATAAATTTAAATATATTCATTATTTGAAGGAAGAGTATAACGAAAACCTGTCAACCGACGCTTTACAGTTCGGACAGTTCATACATAAGGTCCTGGAAGACGGGGTTAATTGTAAGTCCTATGATGAATTGGTTGAGATTGCCAAATCAGTACGTAGTCAGTACACCTTCTCCAAGGAAAAGGAAAGACTCACAGAGTCGTCGCTTAGGAATTTTATTATGTTTAATAAAAGCCTAACGGACACCGTAAGCACTGAAATGAGTTTCTCGGTACCTTCCCCTTGCGAAGGGTACCATATCAACGGAATTATTGACCGGATAGTTATGGGGAAAACGGGAGACCTTTTAGTTATTGATTACAAGACTAGCAAAAGGCCAGCCGCAAAAAAGGACTTGTACCACGATGCTCAGATGCAGATGTACGCGTACGCCATTCATAAAATGTATGATGTCCCTGTAGACAGGGTGACCGTGGCTCACTACTACCCTCACTTAGATAAGTTCGTTTCTATTAAGTATTCTTCCAAACACATTGCCTTATTTTTGAATGCGCAGAAGGGTAAGGTCTGGGATATTCGAAAAAGAAAAAAGGATGATTTTCATCCTGTTACGAACCGTTTCTGTGACTGGTGCGGATATAAGGGCCTTTGCCCAGCCTACGGAGCCGACCCTAATAAGGTTGATGAGCTTATAGAGGAGATAGGAAAGAAGCGTAGGCACGAGAAGCGCCTGAGAGGTCATTTTACTAAGAAGGATAACCCCTGAGCTAAATGCTAGTGGGATAGTTATTTCACTTTCCTATCATCGATTACGAGTGGCCTATACAATCTTACGTTTATGCAGGAAAAGAAATCATCCACATAGTCTGGTCCGTAATTAAATTTTCTGGTATAGGTGGCTACTAGTGTGGAGAGTTTGAACGGTTTTTGCCGCTTTAGTGCCGTTATTATTTTTTGTTGGAAGATATTTACGAATGACGTGGAAAATCTGTGTTTCCATTTGTCCCTGAATTCAAATGACAAAGCATAGTCTATTTGCTCCAGGAATTCTGATATCTCTATTGATAGGTTGTCCACGATATATAATAGAGGGGTTTAAAATAAATTGTTACCTTTTTATAATAAAGTTTTAGAGGACTCTAAGTTCAGATTAGGCACTGTTACGCGGATGCCTTCGTTTGCGTCGAACTTGTACACGTTTCACTACAGGAGTAAAACCGGAAATGAGAGCTCTCCTTTTGTAATGCTTATAATGAGTGAAAGGTCGGGGAACGCAATATTCACAGCAAAAAACGGATTTAGGTACATGCTTGCTATTAATTTACAGTATATTACTAGCGCTGAAACTAGGAATCTCCTCATTGAACGCCTCGAAGGCAGAGGTCCTATATCATGGAAGCACGCTCTGACTGTTGGTAGATTTTTTACTAAAAAGTCCGAAACGATGTTTGGGGCCCAAAACCCAGGAATGATGAAACCTTTGGTATCCCCCCTTATGCCTCATGAGGATGCAGGAGTTTCAAGGTTTTCTAAAAATGCTGCTAAGTATTTCATACGTCAATATGATATCCGTAAGCTAAGAGACCTTTCTGTTGTTGACCCTGCTAAATACTTAGAAGGGATGGGACATTCCACCTAATCTTATGGCAAATAGACAAGAAGAACTAGTCCTCGCAATGGAAGAGCTTACTGGCACAATGAAGCGCCAGTCCTCTATTACAGAGACTATGGGGCAAGCCATCCAATCAGCGATGACGTCTTCTGAGAACCTTAAAGCTGCAATGCTTAAGACAGGAAGTTTTCAGGAAAACAAAATGCTTGGAGCTATTAAGGACCTATCAGATATGCCAGGTCGTGTTGATAAAGTTATCCAAAATATGGGACAATTCCTAAACCAAGGTTTGGGACAACATACCAATACCTTCCACAAGGTTGTCAGTCAAATTACCGCTCTTGGGCTGGATAATGGACCCTTCCTCCAATTAGCACGTTCAATGAATTCCAAGATGGGCATGTCCTTAGACCAACAGACCGAGCAGTTGAAATCTTTAATGAATCTTCGAGTTGTTACAGGTCAAAATCCTGAGTTAATGGCTAAGGCATTAGCTGCTCAATCTCAAACTTTCGAACAAGCTGCTGGTATTTGGGGTCCTGGATTCTCTGAAAAATTAATGAACTCTATGAAAATCATGGCTCGTGGCGACCAAGGTCAAGAGATGGTTGCTAAGATGATGAATATGTTAAAGCCGTTGCTAGAAGCCGGACCTGAAGGCATGGCTAAGAGAGCAGCCCTAAACCAAGGAAGAGGACCTAAGCTTCACGAGAACATGTCACAGCAGGAGATGATACAGTGGATAATGACTTCGATGGAGTCTATGGGTTCTAACCCCGCATTCCAATCCGCTATTACTCGAAGCGTGACAGGTGGAGGTCTTCTAGGTATGGGAGGTGGAGCTGAATTCCAGACAGCTCAGCAAATGCGCTCGAGATTAAAGGGGCAAACTGCTGGAAGTTTAATGGCGGACTTAGCAAGAACAGGGGGAGATATGGATGACCTTGCTAAAGCCGCGCCAGGTGGGAAGCTTGGTCAAAGCGTTGACCAACTACTATCGACAAAACTAGCCAATCTCATTAACCCATGGGCTGACGCTCTCCCTGAAGCAATTACAATCGTTATGAAGTCTTTGGATGGGCTGGCTGAATCTGCTGCCGGCTTATCTACCAAGTTCGCAGGATGGGTGAAAGGAAAAGCAAACCAAGGAGCTGGCACATTAGCCGGCATGATTTCCTCCTTGCGCGGAGGATCAGCGGATTTAGGGGGGATGCTGGGAGGATTGCTGTCAGGTGGAGGAGGTATGTTATCTGGAGCGGGCTCTATGCTTGGCGAGGGACTAGACCATATGGGGGCAGGTGGCGACTTTTTGAAAAGCGGTTGGAAAGTACTATCTAACTCTGTCATGCTTCTTGTAAAGGCTTTCACCGAAGGTGGAGTTTTTGGGGCTTTAGGGGGTATAATCAAAGGTTTCTGGGACTGGATGGTGGCCGCAATACCGCACTACCTTACAGGCTTTTCGGAGTTACTGGGAGCCAAGGTAGCGTCGTTGGTGGCGGAAGGCAAGGCGTTGGTTGATCATCTCCTGGCTTCTGCGTTCGCTTGGGGTGACTATTTTATCGAGATGATCAAAATGAATATGGATATGCTATGGGCTGATATTTCTCGTTCCATTAAGATCTTCAACTGGGAATTTGCGGCTACCAAGCTAAGTTCTGAAGAAATTGAAGATTTGTCCGCAAGCAGTATCACAGGCCGACGCGACGCGGCACTCAACACAGCCAATACAGACCGCAGTGTGGCCCTTATGCAGTCCGACAGAGCCTTGGCAAATGTGGAAGATTATGGAATTTTGGCACATGATAGCACGGATATGAAGGTGGCAAGCGATTTAATGTCCTATTCCCTTCAAGATTTGAAGGATGCCTTTACTGCAGGACCCCAAGCTGAAAGGCTCCAGAATATTGAAGGCGGTTTGGAGGACATGTGGAAAATATCCAAAGATGCCTGGGGTGAGGTATTAGAATGGGTGAGAGCGAACTAATAATATGGTAGGAGGACATAGAAAATCAGCAATGGGTGCCATTACTATAGATGGCGCCGGGACTATCCCTATTTATGAGAACCCAAAGATTAGGGAAGGAAAGAAGGCAGGGTACAACAGGACTAATATTTTCAAACGTAGTGAGCCTGTTCGTCTGTGGGTGGGGTCTACTGCTATGACATTGGACGTAGAAATTAAGTATACCTTACCCCACATGGTAACTCTTGGAGGTGCCGGGATTGTACAGTCAGCAGTAGAAGCTGCTCGCAAATCTGTTGAGCCCAGAGGAAAGAAAGGGCCTGGTGTTGCCAGACTTACGATGTATGGAGCTTTAGTTAAATACCCTCCATGTATTATTACTGACTACGAGTTAGATGCTTCTTATGACCAAGGAGCGTACGGTCACGATTCTCGCGTAATTATTTTACGATTAAAAATGGAAGAATACCATGGACTCGACTAATGACCAACCCACACGAAATTTTTAATGCGTCCTCCATAACCCACAGGGATAAGCCTCTTTCTGTGTTATCCCCCTCCCCGGAATATACTAATTTTATTGAAAATCTGGATAACAATACTTATAAAGTTGCTATTATACCTGAAGGGGTGGATGGACGCCCAGATTTGCTTGCTTACCAAATTTACGGGACCGAAAAACTATGGTGGGCTATTATGCTCGCGAATAGGATTGACGACGTAACCACACAATTAGTAGCAGGCAAGAAGGTTTTTGTTCCATACATTCCTGGAATTGCTTTTGTTATTGATTGATTAATGGTTATTGCTGCTACAAACGACGGACCTGCATTCGTTAAAGCCCGCGCTTTAAGTGGTGACGGCGGGGATGACCCATTTGATTTGAAAAACACAATGCGGGAGTTCCGCATGCAAATGGGCGCTTCTAAATCCGGAGGAGGTAGAATTTGTGAACTCTCCCTAATAGCCCCCTCAGCCTCCACTGAGAATAAACTTCTTTCTTTTCTTGGTAAAAATCGTGAGGAGAATTGTTACGAGTTTGAATGGGGTTGGGAAGGTGGGGGCAAGTCAGATAAGGTTCTCGCGCAGTTTGTGAACGTGGACTATACAATGAATCTTGGTAGCGAAATCACGATGAAGGTTACGTTTGCTGTTACAGACAATCAAATTAAAAACTCACTGTCCGGAAAGAAAGCAACAAAAACTAGAAGGGTATCTTCTTTAGAGCCTGAGAAAGGGTTAGGGAAAACACTAGGCAAGTTAATTGCTAAAGTTTGCAAAGTTCCCGGGATGATTACCGCTGTTCACATACCTGAGTCGTTCCAGATTAACAGTAAGATGGGGGCTTTTGCAGACGCTATCAAAAACGGTTGGGAACCTTCCTCCAAAGAGGGTGGCGACGGAAAGCCTGGGAACTCCGAGGGTGCGGAAACATATGATGCGCGGGATATTCCAAACGTAAACGAGGGTCTTGCTAAAGATGAAGCCATGGCACAGGCTCTAGCGGAAAGCCCGTTTAGCTATAGTGCAGGGAAAGGAGACAAACGTTCCGACCCATCTAGCCCTGAGGGTCAGCTCAACTCGTTATGGGGAGGGGATAGGAGAGATGCCGCGGACAACCCCTGGGATAGGTACGGAAGAGATT